TCAAGCAGGTAGGCGATGGGCAGCTGAATGTCTTGGGACATCTGCGAGAAGATCCCGCCGAGGGCGTCGTCCAACTCCTGCGACATGGCACGAATCTCTTCGGCTGTGACTCGCTCTTGGTTTCGTTGAAACGAAGCGTTGAGGAGGAAGTCAGCTGAGAGACTGCGCTTGATGTCGGCGAGGAACTGGAACACGATGCTCATGTCACCGCCCTTATCGAGGCGGATGGCATTCACGTCGTTGGCTCCGGCGCTGAGGGCCTGACCATTCACGGCCTTGTCGAAGGCTTTAGGCTTCAAGGGGCTGTTGGGGTCGATGGCCCAGAGGACCTTCGCTGCGTTGGCGCTGGCAAAGGTCATGTCCTTCGAGATGTTCTCGTACGTGGTAAGGTCACCACGGTATTCTTCAACGAGTCCACGTCCGTAGTCTTCGCCGTCCAACGCTGTGTAGCGGAGGACGAGCCACGGGAGGTTCTTCGGCGTGTGGCTAGTCATCGTGTTCGAGACCATGACGCCGTCGACTTCCTGCCAGCTCTCGTACTTGCGAGCGCTGACTCGGTTGACTCGGGTGTAGAGGAACACCACGTTCTTGTCGCGGTGTTCGGTCGACCCGTTCTGCTCCGGGACAGACTTGAGGGCGTCGAGGACTCGCTCGTCTTCGATGGTCCTGCGGTCTAGCTTCTCCACGTACACGAGGTCGAGGAGGTTGCCGCGTCCGTCCCGCTTGCACACGTAGTGCGTCAACGGGAAGAGCTGCCACTGGCCATCCTTGGGGTCACGGTGGACCATGACGTTGCCCGAGATGAGCAGGTGCCGGACGATCTGGTACGTCTTGGTACGCAGGTTCGAGGCATCAATCTCATCCTGGAATCGAGCTTCGCGCTGGGCGAGGACCGACTCCACTTCGGAGACGTCAATACCTGCGCCCTCCAGCTCCTCACGAGTGGACGATGTGACGTCATACTTGAGGAAGGGGATCGCAGGGGGGAACAAGGCGAGCGTGATCGTCGACGCGAGGTTGTTGACACCTCGGGCTCCAAGGGACTGGAAGGGCTTCGCTAGTACCTCAGGCGTATCCGTCGCCATCACGTCGTCTGTGTTGGGGCGGATGGAGGGGATCGTAACCTTGGCGGATCGGAACGCTTCCTCGACGAAGGTGTCACGCTCTGGCATCAGGGCCTTGTATGTGTCCATTGCGTTGGGGCTGTCGTTCAGATCCATCTAAGGACTCCTAGCTGGGTATGGCTAATCCACGGCTCGGACCACCCGTCTGGGTGCCCGGACTGGGGATGTTCAAGCCTGTGTTGGTGACCTGCTCTCGTCCACGCCTCTGACGCTGACGGGTGTCCGAAGGGGAATCCTCGTCGATGAGGGTCAGGGTAGGTGCGATGACTTCAGGAGCTGCCGGTGCTTTCCCCTTGGGGGCTGCGGCACACATCTTACGACTCGCTCTTGGTGGCGGCCTTGGCTGCTGCTGCCTTACGTGCGGCGGCTTCGGCAGCCTTGCGCTTCTGGTCGAGGACAGGGGACTTGCCCGCACCGATGGGGTTCTGACGGATGGGACGCTTCTGGTCGACGAAGAGGTGGGTTTTCGCAACCTGAGCGCGGATAGCTTCTTTGCGGGCTCGTGCGCCCTTCTCGGCGGATGCGCGCAGCTGAGCGAGCATCACGGATTCTTCGTTGGACGGCATTGGTAGCCTTTCGATTTAAGTATTAAAGGGGGACTCGGGGGTCCTAGGGGTCACACCATAAGAAAAAAACAGCAGGGAAGGACGACGGACAACGGCGTCTGCTCCTTCCCTGCTGCTCGGTAACCCACCCCCCACCCCACCCCAGAGGACGCCTATAGTCGCCAACTGGGGGGACGGGGAGAGGTTGTTGTGGTGGGTTACACTACACTATCAGCACAACCGGCATCGACCACAGCCTGACCCCCGAGGAGCCAGTACTCAGCCTGCCGCTCGGTCTTACGCTTCCACTGCCCTGCGTCCCACGGGGTATAGCGGGCCATCAGCTCAGACCAGTACTCGTGCTGGAAGTCGTCCACCTTGCGGCGGTCCTTCGAGGCACGGTAGCCCAGCTCACCTGCAGACCCTGAGGACTCGTGGCTCATCCAGATGAGACTCTCGGTCACGAAGCGCTGGTGGGCGCACGCGAGGATAAGTACACCAGCAGAGCAGCACTGACCATACGAGGTCATGGTCACGTCACCGTGTCGCCTGATACCGTCGTGGATGGCGTACATCGAGTCCACGTCACCACCGGGGGTGTTCATGTGGATCGAGACTTGACGGCCCCTCATGGACTCAAGGAGCTGCCAGACCCACGGGCCTGTGTCGTGTTCAATCTCGCCTGTGAGATGGATGATCCCGTTGTCGTAGTCGACCCCGAGGTTAATCTCATGCGCAATACTCGGAGCTGGATTAAGCAGTACCGGCTCTTCGTCTTCAAATAGTCCCATGTATTTATTCTCCTACGCCTGCTTCATGCAGAGCGCACCGACCATCATGATCGAGACGGCTGTCACAGCCCATCTCATATCGAGGCCCTCATTCAATACGAAGCAAGAGTTCGCCAATCTGACGAGACTCATGGTGATTGTGAATCCGAGCCACGCGGACATGATGGAGCTGCTCGTGTTGAACACCACGAACAGACAGTACTGTCCGACCAACAGGTAGGGCCAGCTCTCCGACATCGCTACCGGAAAACTTAGCGCTACCTTCGAGACACCCTCGACCTTGGAGATGCACAGGGCACCCACGATCATGTAAAAGGCGTTCACGCTTCCCTCGCACCGGGGGCTAGGGGGGCACCCTCGTGCTCTTCGAGCCACTCTTGCAGCATAGCCAAGGCCCGCCACGCGATGCTGGCCCCTTCGATGGCCGAGGGGTTGTCCTCGAAGTCCATCAGGTGACGGATGAGGCAGTCCGCGTGGTCGCTGCTCTTACCCCGTGCGTGGTGCAGGGGCTCGCCAGGATTGTGCTTGTCGTTCCCGGCCTTCGAGAGACGGGCAACCTCTGCAAGGGCTGCGGGGAAGTAGCGGATCACACCCGAGTGGATGGGGATGTCCTTACGCTCAGTAGAGTCGAGGGGTAACGTGTGGCTCATTGTTGGTACTCTCCTGAGTAGCAGTAGTGTGCGAAGAGCAGCATCCCCACGATGGGGACAGCTGGCTCGATCACACACGTGATGGTGAAGGCAGTGCAGGTGAAGATGTGACCCACGACGGAGGTCCAGTCCTCATACACCAGCATGGGGGTCGTCCTCCGGTTTCCAGAGAATGACCTCTGACTTGACGAAGTCCCAGTCGCTGGCGTGCAAGATGCGCGCGCAACGGGCTTGGACTAGGGCGTCCGACTCGGACCACCCCTTCTTCTCATAGGCTGCGACAATCACATCCCACGTGTACCCCTGCTCGTCGAGGATCTTGGCGGCCGACTTGGGTCCACATCCGGGCAGGCCCTTGTAGTTGTCGGTGCTGTCACCGGTCAGCGTCTGGTACATGAACTCCCGGTAGGCTTCCTCGGGCGTCACGTTGTAGATGCCGTCCTCGTCCTTGCGCCAGTTGTAGTGGAGCCCCGGCACAGTGTCGAGGTCCTTGTCGATGGCGACTATCACGCGCTCCTCGATGGGAGGCATGGAGGCCAGCTCGGTGCACGTCGCCAGGATACCCACGGTGTCATCAGCTTCGATGGTGGGCTTGAGCATAGCACCGTACTCTGCGGTAACGTGCTGACGAAGGGCGTCGAACAAGAGGGGACGCATGTTGCCAGCCTTGCCCCGTGGTTCTTTGTACGAGGGCAGGACAGCACGACGAAAGTTCGCCGCACGGTCGGCCTCGGACAGGACGACGATGGTATCCGTCGCGCCTGTGGCCTTGTTGATACCCTCGATGGCGGCATCGAAGTCCGCGATGGCTTCAGGGAGGGAAGCGGTGTATGTGAACTGGCCCTCGTCCCACTCGTCTGCTTTCTGTGCACGGTACGCCGCTTCGTACACAAGGCTGTCGCTGTCAATAAGGGTTATCATTATGAGCCTCTTTCTGTGAGTGCTGCCCAACTAACTGGGAACAGGGGTGCGATGACTGAGTGCCAAATCCTAGCGACGTGCTGGATCTCGATCTGTGCCGTCTTCTCTACTCTCAGGTTGTAGGCCCGCGCCCAAGCTGAAAGCGAGCCAGTAACGTAGTAGCTTGTGAACATCGACTGGGGTAGGACCATCCGAGCTTGCTCTGCACATACACCGTCTTCCAACAGCTGTTTGTACAGGGCCAAGGAGTTGGCGTTGTGCTTGTCGACTTCTCCCTTGATCCTACCCCCATCAAACAGCTCATCTGTCGAGCTGCCCTGCTTCACATCCTCCGCCGCTAGACGCCAGATCTCTGGTGTGTAGAACGAAGGGTCGGTGGAGACGTAACGTCGGCTGACTTCGTTGTAGGTGAAACCGACCGTGTGCTTGAAGCGTTGACGTGCGACGAAAAGTGGCACTTCCTCACGGATAGTAATCATCGCGTGAGTAAACGGGGTGAAGTGTCCGTTGCGTGAGAGGTACTTGATGAGCCCCTCGTCGCTACCCTTGAGGAATTCCGTGTGTCTATCGAACGAAACTCTAGCCGCGTTTACTACTGTCAGGTCGCTTCCCATGTGGTCAACGTAATCAGCCTTCATGCTATCTCCTCGGTCAGCTGCAATCGCGGCGACCTGTTACGGTGTCAATCTCACAAGAGGAACTTTCCTCTGGTGCTTTGGTCTCTTCGAGGAGGGCACCACGCTTCCCTCCAACTCTGAAGGTCGTCACCCCTTTGCACCCACGCTTCCACGCAGCCATGTACACATCTTTGAAGGCCTCCCACTCAATATCAGTGGGGACGTTGATAGTCTTTGATATGGACTGGTCAACGAAAGGCTGACACGCTGCGAGTACATCAAGGTGCTCAGTGGGTGTCAGCTCACCGGCAGTCTTTCCCTCTACTCCGAAGATCCGCACACCGTAGTCCTCAACGGACTCAGTGCGTTGACCACCAGCGATATGGACAACCCTGTCGAACCTGTGAGCGAACACAGGCTCCAGCCCTGAGGACACGTTGTCAGCTGTGAGGCTGATCGTGCCTGTAGGGGCGATGGCTACCAAGTGGGAGTTACGGATGCCATGCTCAGCGATGTCCTCTCGGATGGCTGAGGGTAGGCGGCCAGCGAACCCACTAGACAGGAAGGCCTCTGCGTTGAACAAGGGGAATGGCCCCTTCTCTTTGGAAAGCTCGACCGACGCACTGTACGTGGCGTCTCGTAGCGTACGCATAATCATCTCCGTACCCTTGACGAAACTCGGTGAGCCATAGGGGCAACCCAATGCCTCAAGAGCGTTGGCAAGCCCTGTGATACCCAGACCGATCCGCCGCTTGGACTTCATCTCATGCTCCTGCTCCGGCATAGGCCAGACGGAGGCACGGTCGATGACGTTGTCCAACGCTCGGACAGCTACTGGGATGTCAGCCACGAACTGCTCGGTGTCAAACTCACCCAGACCCAAGTCAACATACTTGACGAGGTTGAACGAGCCCAACAAGCAGGCACCGAAGGGTGGGAGGGGGATCTCACCGCAGGGGTTAGTCCCTGTGATTGTCTCGCAGTAGTTGAGGTTGTTGTCCTGCTGGATCTTGTCGATGAAGATGACACCCGGCTCGGCGTAGTCGTACGTCGAACGCATAATCATCTCCCACAGTGCAGTGGCCCGCACTGACCTGTGGACTCTACCCTCGAAGGTGAGGTTGAAGTCCGTGTCGTCACGCACTGCTACCATGAACTCGTCGGTTGCCAAGATGGACATATTGAATCCAGTGAGGGAGGTGGAGTCGTTCTTTGCGTGGATAAACTCCTCGATGTCAGGATGGTCAACTCGAAGCACACCCATCTGGGCACCACGTCGGTGACCACTGGACGAGACTGCCCGCCCGACCGCATCGAAGATCGACATGAACGATACAGGTCCACTGGACGAGGAATCCAACTTCAGGATGTTTGCCCCAGTGGGGCGGAGGGTTGAGAAGTTGGTGCCGATGCCCCCACCTAGTCGCATCGTTGCTGCTGCCTCGGTTGCCCGCTGCATGATGTTGCCGTCGCCGTGGACAAACGAGTCCTCAATGTCCCCGGACATGAAGCAGTTGATGGGGGACACAGCCTTGAGCGCACCAGCACTAGCCTGCACCCGACCGCCGGGGAGGAAGCGCTGGTCTTTGAGGAGGTCCTGAAGCAGACGGAAGTGCTCGTCACTATCCTTCAGTGCCCCTGCCACCCTGTTCATGGACTCGGTGAATGTCTCACCAGTTGCTCTGTACTTCTGTGCGTGTAGCTCGTCGCTGAATGCGACCTGTGGTCCTAGTGAGTGCTTGCCCATGTTGCTCCGATCTTATACTCCCCAGCGATTGGCACGCGGAGATTGAAGTGTTCACCTGCCGCGACCATCGCGTCAGTCATTGCTTGTCCAGTAGCGTCGGCATCCTCGGGAGGACACTCGGTCTGGAACTCATCGTGAATCCAACCGACGATGTCGGCTGTGGCGGGGAGTGCTGCTGCACTACCTGCCATTGCGTGCTTCATGACACATGCCTCGAAGGACTGGAGCAGCATCGCGAGACCAACGTGGTCTGAGGCGATGGGGATCTCTCGGCCATCGAGGGCCTTGAGGGACCCAGTGTTCGCTGCGTCCTTGAGCTGGTCAGCGAGCTTATCGAAGGCGGGGATCGCGTCACCGAGGTTAGCCCTCGCACGCTTGCCCAGTCGTCGACACGCACTGTTGCCGGGTAACTCCCCGTCGTACAGCCCTTCCTCCTTCGCACGGTACAGGTCAGCTAGCACGGTGGCTCCGAGCTTCGCCTCGCCTGCCCCGAAGAGCAGCGCGTAGATGAAGGTCTTTGCCGAGTCGCGGAAGTAGAGACCCACCGCCTTCTGGTTGAAGGTGTGGATGTCCCCGCTCACGATCTGTCGTGCGTACTCACCGCCGTCCCAGCGCCCGAGGTAATGGGCCAGCCCTCGGAGCTGCAGCCCGGAGGCGTCAGCACCTACCATTACCTTTCCGGCGCTGGCTACGAAGAGGGAGCGGCACGCCTTACCTAGATCAGATCGGGACGGGACGTTGCCGAGGTTGGGACGGGCGTGTGCTGCGCGGGAGGTCACGGTGCCCGTCGGGTTGACGGTGCCGTGGAGACGACCAGCCTGCTCCAGCTTGAGCCATGCGTTCTGCCCCTCGCTCAGGTAGCCGAGGATCTTCTTCAGCTCTTGGTACTCAGCGAGCAGGGGAGCTTCGGGGTAGGGGAGGTCACGCAGGATGTCACCTGACATCATGGGCTTCCCGCCGTCGGTGTAGTGCGTGGGCTTCCAGCCGTGCACGGTGATGAGTCGGTCAGCGATGTGCTGGGTCGACGCGGGGTTGAAGGACACCTGCTCCACCTTCGTGAACTGGCAGCCTTTCTTCATGTTACGGTAGCCCTCTTCGCCCGGCGCAACCTTGCGGGATACTGCAGAGCGCTTGGGGGTTTCAACCACCCCCACCTTCACCGGCTTGTACCACGGGGCGTAGATGCTCCGTAGCTCGTTGGTCAGCTCAGCTCGTCGCGTGGTCAGGGTGATGACCAGATCCTCAGCAGCCGTGCGGTCGAAGGCAAACCCGTGGTCGGACATGCGGTGACAGATCCGTGCGACCTCACACTCCATGAGGGCAGCGTCGAGGGGCATACGGGTGAGCAGCTTCTCGGCCAACGTCCAGTTCGAGTTCACATCCTGGATGCAGTACGTGAGCATCTCCTCGGAGAACGTCTCCCACCCACCGTCGTATAGGTCCTTCGGGCAACCGAGTCGGAGGCCCCACGACTTGAGGGTGTGCGACCCGGTGAGTAGCTCGCCACGGAGGGCAGGGTTCTTCATCAAGAAGCCCTTGTCCAACGCACCGAGGCGGTTGCCGGGGTACGCTGCACGGGACACCATGACCGTGTCGTACACCTTACCCACTGCGGGCTCGTTCATGCCGTGGCGTACGAGGATCGGGATGTCGTAGCGAACCACGTTGTGACCACCGAGGATGTACCCGTCGGCGAGGAGTTCATTAAGGCGCGCGATGGCCTTGGGGGTCTCGTGGGGGCGGAAGACCTCTGCTTCCTGCCCCCGGATCTGAAGCACGACACAATGAATATCCACCGTCTTGGTGTCGAGTCCAGTTGTTTCGATGTCGACGATGAATGACTTGTCCATTGGTTACTCCAGTGTCTCTGCAGTTACGGTGACGTGGACTGTCCACTCACCTTCGTTGTCTCGGTCTTTGGTTACGCAGCACCAGAGCCCGCCGAGGGCACGGAGGTTATCCGCACTCACCTCGGCTTCAGCCTTGGTCATAAGCCCATCCCTTCCGTGATGAACACGTGGACAGCAAGGAGGATGAACGCACCGATGAGGATCGAGGGCATCTTACATGTACCCCCGGTCGCTCGCAGGTGCACCCTTGAGGGCGTCCTTCTCAAGGTGGGCATCGAGGCTGCGGTTCTGCAAGGCGGCGTCGTGTTCGGCAACCGCCAAACTTGCCACCGCTTTGACAGCAGTGGCGAGTGCGTCGTCCTTCAGGACTGGGGTCAGCCGCGAGAGGACGTCGCCTTGGGAGTCGAGCGTCAGCTCTTCTTCAGTACAACCTTCGATGAACTCAAGCAGTTCGTGTGACGTAATCATTAGAAGTCCTCTCGCCCTTCACGGGCTGTGGTGTCGTCGCCAAAGTCGGCGTCCACAATCTCGGTCTCGATCATGCGGCAGGTGGTGGGGTCGAAGCGCAGTGCCCCGGCCACACCTGTCTCACCCGAGTGCCTGTTCTTCAGGACGCGGAGTGTGGTGGTGTTGCGTTCCATCTCGGTAGCAGCCTGCTGGTTTCGCTCCAGTCCAATGACTAGGTCGGACAGCTGAGCAGGGGCACCCGAGCCTCGGATGTCCTGCAGGCTCGTGGCTCCGCCTTCCTCGTGGGGGGTACCCGACGCTTTGCGGAGGTGACTCACGATGTGAAGACCGATGCCTAGCTCGGAGCAGAGTGTGCGGAGGTTGGTCGCAAGCTCGTCGATACGCTTGCGCTCGTCTCCCTCTGCTGCTGAGCCCGATACCATGATGCTGATGTGATCGAGGATGATCCAGTTGATACCCATCGCCCGCTTCATGTGGCGGATCTTGGGGATCAACACCTCGGCACTTACGCTACCGAAGTGATCGTAGAACGCGTACTTAGGTAGCACCTTGTTGGCTGCTGTCTCGATCTGTTCGTTGCTCACACTCTCACGTCCCTCGGCGAGGTGGAGGGGTACTCCAATCTCAAGCGAGAGTAGCCCGAGTGCGCTGGCCTTGTTGCTTTCCTCCAGAGCGATGACCCCCACCTTCTCACCGTGTGTCATGGCGAGGTGGTACGAGACTTCGCGGAGGACCTGCGACTTACCAACACCCGTACCTGCAATCCAGGTTGTGAGTGAGCCTTCGCGCTGACCGTAGGTGAGCGTGTCGAGGCAGGGCCACGGGTAGCTCAGCCCATACTCAGGCTCCTCCAAGACCTTCTCCAACAGGTCGATGCCCTCCACGATCCCGGCGGGATGGAAGGGCTTGGCCTGAAACACAGCACGCACCAGCTCCCCCGCACCGCACTCTAAGAGAGTTTGGTTCGGGTCCTTACGCGGGAGTGTGGCGAGCATCGCCTTGCCGGGAGGGAGGATCTCAGCCACCTCCTGTGCAGCCTGCTGCCCCGGCTCGTCCATGTCGAACATGAGGACGACCTCTTCGAACTGAGAGATCCAGTCGATGGCTTCCTCGATGGCACGCTTGGCTGACCCAGCACCGTCCGGTACTGAGACGACAGGCCACTTGCGGTCGACGGCCTCGGCATATGAGAGGCAGTCGATCTCACCCTCGGTGATGACCAGTCTCTTCTGGGGCTTCCAGAGTTGTCGACCGAAGAGGGGCGTACCCTCCTCGCGGTTGGACCAGCTGAACTTCTTGTCAGCCGTGCGGAACTTCTGGGCGTTGCCGTACTGCGCGACCTGCACCGGGGTGCCGTCGTGCTTCTCGCCCACGCCATACTTGAAGAGGCGACACGTCTCCGCAGAGATGCCGCGCTTGGTGAGTGCTACGTACTCTACGCTTACCATAGGTACGCGTCGAGGATCGTTACGAGTATTGCCACTACTGACATCAGGAGCACCATCGTTTCCAGTCTCATTCTTGTTTCCCTTCCAGTAGCCGCAGCCCTGACCGAAGCACTTTGCGTAGCCGTTCTCGTACACGGCAACGTTGTCACTGCTACCACAATCGGGGCAGCTGTCTCTACTTACTACGTTGCCGTGTATGCTCATCGTTTCGTTCCCCCTGCTACTAGCAGCTTGTAGATTCTAAGCTCGGCTTGGAGCGCGTCGACCTCTTCAGCGTGGTCGTCGTAGCTCACCCACTGACCGTCGTCGGTGACGGTGGCTTCGTAGTTGGTGGACTCAAATCCTGTGAAGCATTCGTATCTCTTGATGCTCATCTGTTTGAGTCCTCCGTGAATAGGATGTTATCTAGAAAGCTGAGGTCAGGCTCAGGTTCGTTGGCCTTGGCCACTAGGTACTCCGCGTACCTCACCGAGTTCATCGTACCGATGTGGGTCGCAGCCCAGCGCATCACGTCGAAGCTCGGACCCGGTGTGTTGACAGCCACCAACCCCGAAGGAACCACTGCGGCATCCGGGTACTTGGTCAGCATCAGGCGTACGATACCGAGGAGTGCCACCATCTGTGCGTCGGTGTACGTGTCCTTCTCTTCGGTCTCATCTTGGTTCATGCCACCGATGAGCATCACGTACACTGCACGCTTGTCGATCCCATTGATGTGGCTACCCACCACTGCAGGTGGTCGACCGTTGCCGACGGTACCGTTACGCGGGAGCACGTAGTGCACGCCCGTCGGTCCACTGTCGGTATAGATCCCTGCGTTGATAGCCTGCCGGTTGATCTCTTTCACGCCCCAGTTCTTACGGGCGTTGGTACGACTGTCGCAGATGACGATCAGCTGTGTCTGCTCACGTTTCTTCGCGGGCATTAGTAGTCCTCGCCGCTCTTATTATGGGCCTGCTCTAGGGCAGTGGCCCAGCGGAGGTTACCGAGGACGTAGTCCCCGTCGTTGTCTATACGATCCAGCGAGAGGCGATCTCCCGCTGCGTTACGTCGTGGCATACCGATGCTGGTCAGGATGTCCATCGCAAATCGCGACGGGTCCTCGACCCAGCGTTCATCCATCCGCACACCCTTGGCGTGGTGCTGGTTGTTGGGATAGTTAGCCTTGCGTGTGGCAGCGTAGCGCCCGTTGACACTCCGCTGCGACACGTTCAACCAGAGACTCGCGATGTGGGAGGTGCTGGTGCGCTCGCCCTTACGCTTGACGAAGAACTCCTCGGGGAAGTTCATGAGGGTGTACGTACAGGTGTAAAGGTTTGTGCGCTTCAACATCGTTTCTCCTCAGCTACTCAAGTAGCCACTCGGTTGGTATAGACTTTACCGCATAAGGGACCCCAAGATTTTTTTGGCACCAAATCCCGTAGGTCGTCTTCGATCCCTTGGCGATCTTATTATTAGGGTTTTGAAACACGAAGCGCAGGTCCACGTCCGGGTTCTGCTGGACGACCTGCACCATCTTCTGTCTGTCCGCCACGGTCCACAGGCCCTTTGTCTCGACGACGATGACCTTGCCACTAGCGGTTGTAATTACGAAGTCGGGGGTATACTTCCGAGCCTTTGCGGGCATGGTGTACTCAAGTACGAGGGATTCGTATGAGTACGCCACGCCCGCAACGGTCAGCTCTTCCGCGACCCGCTCTTCGAAACCACTGCGCCACCCCTTGGCGACTGCTCGGTTTCGTACGGCGCTCATTTGAACAGCGCCCATAGGAGCAGAACCACGAGCCCCAACGTACGAAAGACCTCACCGACTAGATAGCCAGTGAGGTCTCGGAAGATATCCATTACCCGTACGGACGACCAGTACTCAGTACCGTCTACGTCTATCACGGGGTTCGCGTCGTTCTCGGGGGGGAGCTGCTCGTACTCACGGACCAAACCCCAGCAGGGAACCAACCCTATCAGGACGTGACCAATGTCTTCGATGTACTTCATCATGGCAGGGGCTCCCCCTCTGTCGGCTCAACGCCGAAGAAGAACCGGGAGGTTTGGTCGTTGCGATCCTTGAGGGGGCTAGTGTTACCCGCCGGGTCTGTCTTGAATCGCTTCGACTCGGCGAGGGCCGTCTCTCGGTCGCCACGCAGTACAGCGTCGGCCATCTTCGGGAACTTCTTCGACCACTCAGGGCCGAGGTTGAAGCTGAAGTCCGTGAAGAGCTGCCGGTCCTTCTGGGGTAGTGCGTCGAAGACGTCAGGACCCACGGCGTTCCGTGCGTTTGTCGCTGCCTCGATCACATCTTCCTTGAACAGCTGCTCGACCTCTTCGTCGCTCAGCCCATCCTCGAAACCCTTCGGACTCTCACCGCCATTGATGAGGTGACCGCGCCCGATGGTCCACTTCCCAGCCCCGTCGGTGTTGTAGGGATACCATCGTCCACCGCGTCGGTGCTGTTCGCCACCCTCGACTTTGTGTAGGTACGAGATGAACTCATCATCCACCGTCCACGCAGGGGAAGCGGCAGGCTTTGACGCCCCCGCCGCTTCCCCTTCCGAACCTTCAGACAAGCCGAGCATGTCGACTGACGTTCGGTTCGTACCGCTCGTATCTGCCATGTTAGAAGTCTCCACCCGGCGTGACGCTGGGAGTTGCTGGTGCCTCGACTACTGTAGGAGCTTCCTGCTGGGTCGGTGCAACGTAACCGCCTTCGTCATCGTCACCGAAAAGAGCCTCAACCGATTGACCACCGGTCGACACGAGGCTGATGACCTTCACGGCCTCCAGCTTCGGGCTGATGTAGCGCTTGCCATTCACTTCCGTGAACTGCAGGAAGTACGCGATACGTACCGTCGACCCACCGAAAACCGGGTCGGACATCGGGGCGTTGGAGGAGTCGACCACGCGAGGCTTCTGCGCGATCTCTTTGCCGTTCATCTTACGGGTGGCCTTCATCTTGAAGCACACTCGCTCGAACGTCTCGCCCGTCTTCGTCTCGCCCGTCTTCATGAAGGCGTTGTCGGGCTTCATGGCCTCGGCATCGAAGCCGAACTCGGCACCCGCCTTGGCCCAGAGGGCTTTGGCTTCTACCTGGAGTTGATCGCGGAGCGCGGGCTCCTCGGTCATGTCGACGTTGATCTCGTAGTCACCGTACTTGGCGACCTCGTGGATGTAGGGGAATACAGCCGTGACGGGGGACGTGACCGTCTTGGCACTCTTAAGAACCGGGATTCGTTTGAAGTCTGACATGTGCTTAGTTATCTCCGTTGAGAAAGGTGGGTGCAAAGGGGTCGCTGTCGGCGTCGATGCCTACAGTGGTGAGCATAAGCTGAACGTCCAGCGACAACACGCCGTATTCGCTCATCTCGTATCGGGCGTTCGCAAGCGCGGCGCTCTGGTCCAGCGTAAGCCGCTGGGAGTACTGGTCGAACGGGTCTTCGTTACGCATCTGTGAACTCCTTGGCGAGGAACTCCCTGATACCGCGAGGGTACTGGGGGCTGTTAAGTGTGGCATTGCGGATGATGCGATCACAAACGTTGAGCACCTCGCGGGGGTCAACGCCGAAGCGTTCGCACACAAAGAGGAAAGTCATGCCGCTCGCTGCGACAACGTCCCTCGGTCCTACGTGGTAGTCAATCTTGTCGAGCATCGTGAACCACGCGAACGTCGTGCGCTTCACGAATGACCAACGTACGTTGTACAGGTCTTGGAGCTTCATGCGATCCTTTCAAGGGCCGCGAGGGTAGGACGGAACCCGAACCGTACATCGGCCAAGGTCCCGTCCAATTCCCCGCAGGAATATGTTGGAGGATGATTCTCTCTTCCTCCTAGGGGTCACACCATAAGATTATGCGAAGAAGAACTCGGCTTTCATCACCTCGTTCAGATCGAACCCACCCTTCTCAGGTACGGGAGGTGTCTCGTCTTCGTCGCCCTCCTCCATGACGCTGGACCTCAGCGCTTCGAGGGGGCAATGGTCTGTGTACATGTCGACGAACGCTTGGCGTAGCGTCTGACCGAGCTGATCTGTCAGCCCTGCGTGTGTCGCATAGCTGTCGTGGATCATGGCCCACGATGCAGGTCCGTGTGAGTCCTCCAAGGCACACACAGTTAACATGAGGTGGGCAGCGTCGAGGCTGTGAATGAAGTTAGGCGAAATCGACGTGATCTGCTTACGTGTGTCGATCTCCTCCAAGTCGTGAGCGTACTTCAATCGTACCTGCCCCAACAATCGTGTCGTTATTGTTGAACTGGTTGTTTTGCGTACAGCCTGCACCACTGGCAGACCTGCCGGGGTCACCCAAGAGATACCCTTTTTATGGGAGTTGGCGACTTTGCCCATCGCTTTGATGAACGCCATCCCGCCCTTTGCTGAGGCTACTTCCTCACCGATAGCCGCGTCGACAACACACGCGAGGAAGGCTGCTGCTTCGTTCTGCTTTCCATTCCAGTTGAAGTTGTGGTCAGCACCCTTACCTAAGATACCGTCATCGAGGATCATGTTCTTCGTGCCGATCACCGTCACCCCGTAAGGTGTGGTCATCACGGCACGCTTGACCGTAGACCGTGTGATACCGTAGGCCAGCCATCGACCGCCCAGCTCGCGATCCACGTCAGACTCCGCCATCCGCTCCTTCGTGATGCGGATAGCCTTCTCGGCTACTGATGTGTAGATGTCAGCCTGACCCTCACTGTTCGTGAGGTTCGTCGACTCCGCACCACCTTGGTCACGGAGCAGGGCCGAGTAGTGTTGCAGCCCGTTACAGGTGCCGTCGACAGCAATGGGGAGGGACGACATGAAGTCTTCACTCTCGCCGCTCTCGATGTAGCCTGCCCACTCGTAACAGAATGCGAGCATTTGCCATGGCGCTGAGCCACCGTCGGCCTCGGTCCACCAGAGGTCATCCAGCGGGTTCTCGGCCACAGCACAGATGCGGTCGCTGTTTTCTAGCGTCCACTCCACTCGCTCGTTCAGCGTACCCTTTACGCCGTTCGTGTTGGCTCCGTGGATAGCGAGCCAGTAGCTGCCCCACGTACCCAGTGGCCGACCCGTTGCGAAGGTGAGCAAACCCTTACCCAAGTCATTGGACTGGGGGTTGAGGCTGCTCGGTATCGGGTAGATCCTGCCTCGGAAGTCGAGGTGGTGGGGGAAGTAGATGGCATCCACACCCCGGTTATCCTTCGCAACCTGGATTGCTTGGATGGCTTGGATGGCTTGACTCTTACGCCGACCTTCGGCGTCGAACCACGCCCTGCGTTCCAGCTGGTACTTACGGAGCAGTACCTGCTGCTCGTCGTCCAACTCCTGACCGGGCAGCGGGATCTCATCAGGTCGTACTGGTTCCGTGGCTGACGAGATCTCAGGGAGTCCCTCAATCTGCGTACCGAGGCGCTGTAGCTCCTCGATCACGACCAGCACGTCCTCGTTAATGGCCCAAGGTGTAGACTGAATGGCATTGACGGCCTTGTAGACCGTCGGCATCTCAGTACTGGCTAGTCGCTTGATATCCGAGCCCTTTTGCTTTTTCATCAGGGGCGCGTCGATACGGTTGTAACCACCATCGGTCGGGCTCGTCCAAGGTGCTGGCACATCCAGCATCGGGCGGAACTCAGGACGCACGAACTCGGCCATGCGCTCTGTCATGGCTGCGAGTTCTACGAGAGCCTGCGGCGTCAGCTTCAGGAAGCTGGTCGTTCCGCGTTTAATAATCACGTCCACTTTTTCGAAGACGCCACCACGTACGTAGATATCGGTCAGCAGCATACCCACGCGAACCTTCGTCTTTAGATCCCAACGTTGCCACGTTTCAGGTATGTCCACGCGACTTAGCGCGCCCATCAGGACGCTACGCCTGTGCCCGTAGTCAGTCGTACCCTTCTTGGCCGACTCCTTCTCGATGTATCGGTACAAACCCGGCACCTCTTTGAGGAACCATCGAAGACGTACCTCATCCTCGATGTGACTCCCTACCGCCAAGAGTACTGACTGCAGGGTACGCTCATTTGTCGCTCCCGATATTAGGGACTGCAACGTAACAGCTCCCAACGTCTTACCGTCCAGCCCCGTGTCACCTAGTGCAGCCTTAGCGACGTCAACCTGTCCGCGCTTGCGGGCTGACACCAACTCGTCAATCTCGCCATAGCTTGCTGTCAACGCCTGCGATACCAGCACCCGGTAAGGCCCCACCTCGGATTCCCTACCTGCGCGGATGGCTGCGCTATCGGCCAGCCTCTTCTTCTCTCGCCCCTGCTCGATCATAAGGGCTTCTCTCAAGTCGTTTTGTACTGATCCCATCGTGTTGCTTCCCCCCTGCGCCCATAATGATGGCGCTTATTTGGATGCGTAGGTTAGGGCCTACGTACTTTATGCTCTGGACGTTCACCTCGGTCCCAGTATCTTGTTCAACCCTACCGCCAGACCCAACACCACGAGCGCGAGTATGACCTCAGAGCCCATAAAACCAGGTTCTGGTACAGGGGTGGGGGTCGACCACTCGGAGCAGCTGGACTCGATACACGCCCTCGCGTGTAGCCACCCGTCTGCGTTGTACAGCTCATCCCCCTCGGTCACGACTGTCACACACTCGGTGCGGTTGGTCGCTTCGCAAGCCGCGAGGGCCTCGGGGTAGGGCTCGCCCTGCCTCAGGGGGTTCGACTCCAGTAGCCGCTCCCTGCAGAGCCTCTCGATCCCTTCGAGTTTCTCAGGGGAGCACTCGTGCCACCCCGGTCGACCCTCCTGCAGCTCGACAGGCTCAGGGGCTCGGTCGACCGACTCCCTCAGCCCTAGCTCCCACCTGTCGGGGTCGGGACCGTCGTACTTGGGTTGGTGCAGTTCGAACTCAATCGGCATTCGTAAGTACCTCCCGTGTCATCATCATCATGCTCCACACCACTCGGCCACGACGTGGAGGGCCGTTAGCTGCCGCTGCCGCTCGTCCTCGATTCCATTCTCGGCTGCGTCGACTGGGTGAAGGACGTTTTCGGCTGCTAGTTCCAGTACTGTTTCGATTGCGTCTTTCAATTCCATTATGCTGCTGCCTTCCGACGGATCTTTGCCGTCTTTCCGAGTGTGTCGTATGCGTCTGAGAGGGCCTTACGTGCCCCGTCAAGCTCTTGGAGTGCATATTGGAGTGCTACCATGTCCTGCCGTCCCTCTGGAGTCCTGTCATTGGCTGCGAGGGCTTCGAGGAGCGTGAGGGACTCGATCCCGTCCTCTACCCCAAACTCATATCGTTCAATGATCTTCTGGTTCGGTGTCATACGCTTAGTGCCTCCGCGCGTTGTGATGCGTGTGATACTGGCTTGCCGAGAAAGCTCTCCAGCTCGGCCACGTTCTCTCCCAGATCCTCTCGACTCATGAGGGTTACAGATTCAATCTCTGTCTCAGTCCCCGGTGCGTCGAGTCCCAGCAGCTTCCCTGCTAGTAGTGATGCCTGTACGTTGGTCGCACAATCCATCTGGAAGTCGATTCGATGTGTGGCGAAGGGCTCCGCGCGTTGCGTACCGTCTTGGTCGCGGATGAAGAAGTCTCGTCGTACTCGGATGTCAAAAAGCATAGTGGTGGTTCCTCTCCCTGTTGTGTGTGTGTCGCGTACAGTATGTACTTTAGGTGCCCTTGGGGGCGTCTACGATGATGAA